CAAGCATTATATATTTTAGCAGCATGATCAGTAAATTTATCATCTAACATTCTTAAAGCAGGTGTTAATTCATTAGGTGTTGCTTTTATAGGTGTGCCTGACATCATTAATATATCAGTTGGTTCTAATCTTTCTTTTAATGATATTAACTCATTAACTCTAATACTATTAATATTTCTAAAATTATGAGCTTCATCTACTACTATCATAGATTTACAATTAGAATCTACATAAGGAAATAAATTCTTTATAGACTCTTGATTAGTTATGAAATATTTAGTATTAGAATTAACTTGTTTTACTTTATTACTACATATAATAGCTTCGTATTTACCATTAAAATAATCTTTAGTCTCATTAAACCATACTGGAGTTAATGTATTAGGACATACTATATAGACCTTATCAACAGATAATACTTCTGCTAATGCACAAGCTGTTAAAGTTTTACCTAAACCTTGCTCAAATGCTAAATAATATCCTCTTAAACCTAATTGAGTTTTTAAGTTAGGATAAGCTTTAATAAAATCTTCCTGATAATCTTTTAATTTATATTTAGGATTAAGATTATTAAGCCTACTCATATCTATCTTTGGAGGTGTTTTCTTATCAGATTCAGATAACCAAGAGTTTTTATATATTTCATTAGCAATATGGAGATATACATTATTTCTATATTGCTTATAAAGTTCCTTAAATATAATAGTTAATTCTAACGCAAAGAAAGTTGGTGTTGTTAATGAAGTTACATTCATAGATGATCTGGGTATCATCTTCTTATTGAATCTATTAATACTATATCTATCATAAGTTCTATCAAAAATATAATCTAACTTCCTTTCCCCAAATATCTTTCTCATTCTTTTTATTAACACATTAAAGTTAATATGTTGAATAGATATAACTTGGTTTCTATTATCAACTAAAACTTTAGAAAGGGTTATATATTTTGATTGAACCGGTGTACCTCCAATCAAATTTCCTCCTAATTCTAGTTTATCTTTCCATTTTTGTAATTGAAATTCTTTAGTAGTATCTCCTACAAAGAAGTTTATAATTTTCTGTGGTATATCTATTATACTTTCTTCTACTATATCATCTTCTTCAAATTCAAATTCCACTTCAGTAGATATATCATAAACTTCAGGTGTATAGTAATCATAAAACCTATTTTTATCACTAGGCTTTAAGTCTTTTATATTATACTCTTTAATCTTAGCTATAATATTATTAGCTAATTCTCTTTCATCTGATTTTTCAGCATAGTTAAAGAATCTAATAGCAGATCTTACTCTAGATTCTGTATCTAATGGAAATTTTCTTTTGGATGGAATACCAAATATACTATCTGGTAATTCAGATCTTTTAGTAGACTCATTAGCAGATAAAGAATTAATCTGGTAAGAGGAAGATTTATCCCTCTTACCAGATACTTTCTCTTTATCTAGATTAAGAGATTTATCTAGATTATTTATCATTGTCTTTTTCCTTATCGTTATTATCTTTAGATTTATCTTCTTCTTTGTCTTTTACATCATTATCTTCTTTTTTAGGTTCTTTTTCTTCTTCTTTCTTTTCTTCTATCTTAGCATCTTCACCATCAATTATCTTTTGTACATTATCTTCAATTTGTTTATAGTTAGGCTTATGAATATCATTACCTTTTCCAACTAATACGAAATCAGTAATCTTAATAATATCTCCTGGTGTATGCTGAGATTCAGGTTTAGATAATTTCATATCACCAGCTTTTAATACTGATGCTACAAATTGACTACAGAACCATTTATACTGAGCTTCATTTTTAACTTTTAATAATAACTTTACTAAACCTACCATACTATATTTCATTTTCTCTTTATTCTGTCTAAAGTATTTTATTCTTTCTTTCATCTTAGTTCTTTGCTCTGATGTTACAAAGAATACAAATACAGAATATGGAACAGGTTTACTACCCCAGAATGGACTACTTGGATTAGAAACTGAAAAACCTAATCCCATTGCCATTCCATTTGCTATTTTTCCTTCTGATACTCTATTAGTACCAAATGAATACATAGGAGATAATCTTGTATTGAAGGACATAGAAGAATGTGTGTAACCTTCTTTAATAGTCTTATCAATAGCCATTGATAATGGATTATTTCCTTTAGTTAATACTATAAACACAGGATATTTAGCTTCTTCTGAATAACCTGCTACTTCATTTACATAATCAAGTATTTCATTCTCTCTATCAAAATCATAGTATTCATTAAGACATTCTGTAACAGAATTAAATATTTCATATATCTTTGGATAATCTTCTAACATAAGTATCTTCATATTCCTTTCTTTAATTCTTCTTCTGTTGGATATTTCTCTTTAAGTTTTAATAGCATTTCAAAGAATTTACTATAATTCTTATCAACTATCTTTATATATTTTATATCACTTATAGAATTCATCATCTTATCTTTACATTCTTCTTTAACTTTATCTATTTTAAGAATTTTAGGATGAGTAGATGTATTCTGTTTTATTTCTATCTCTAGATTTAAAGATGGAATAAAATAATCTGGTATATAGAACTTTTTACCTTCATTCTTAGTATCTTCTGGATTTACATATTCATAATAATATGTATGAGGAGAAGGACCTAATATATCAGAGCTATTAAACTGTAAGAAGTTATCTAACATCTTTAAGAAGTCTAATTCATAACTACTTACAAATTTTATCTTTCCGCCATCTTTAAATTCATATTCACCACTATTCTTTTTACTTTCTAACATCTTTCTTTGTTGCTCAGGATCATTAAGTAAAGTAGTTTTACCATACTTATTCATCATTCTATTTTTAAATTGCTCTCTATATTTAGCCTTACATTGAGGATTATTACAAAACCTATTATATTTACCAGTTGCTTCATTCCATTCAGTTGGATTTTTACATACTATACACTTAGCAGAATCTTTACCAGTTTGCAAGTAATAAAAATACTGTGCGGGAGTAAAGCCTTTAGGAATATCTTCAGGATGTTGATTTAACATATGATTTGTCCATGTAACTAAACTTTGATACTTCTTATTACAAGATGGACAAATATAGTATTTAACTTTCTGCATATTATTAAAACTTCTCCCTTTCTTTACTAAATTAACTTCTTATTATTGTATTAAGGTAGTGTTAAATTAAGTAAAAATAAGGTAATAGTAAAAACTACTATTACCTTACTCTCGTTTTTATTCTCGCAAACAGAAAAAAACATGCCGAAAAAAATCATCACACAATTTACGAAAAGAAGAACAAATGAAAAATGAACAGCTAATGCTATTAGTAATAATAGCATTACTTTTTTGTTTTATATAATACTAAGATACTGGTATATACCATAAAAACATCGAGTTAATTTCTACATATGAAGAATTAATTATAAAGGAGTATAAATAACAGTATGAAAGATTTAGATTATATACTTGAATCTTATATTATAGATGATTATTATGCTAATGAAGGACAAAATCTTCAGTCTGCTAAGAATATAAAAGAATCTAAAGAATATAAAGATTTAGTTAGTACTCTTAAAAATGGTAAAATGTTAGAAAAGAATTATAAGAAAACTAAAAACCTTAGTTCGTTAGAAGGAGCTTTAAAAGCATATAAAGAAGTAATACCAAAAATTCATGCATTAAAAGGTGTTATAGATGATCAACCTGAACCTGATGGTTTTTGGAGTAAGTTATGTGCTTCATTAACTCCATCATTATTCAATTTCACTTTCCCTAAAGATGAAGAAACTGGATCTATGATTCTTCCTAATGGTAATGGTGGATTAATGCGAGTTAGACAATATAAAAATTATGATGACTCTCTGAGTGAATCTACTGATTCTGCTTTAAAGAAGAGATATCAGCAAGGTATGAATAAATTAATGAAAGATACTCAGCAGAAGATTAGAGCATTAGAATTAAGAGTTGGTAGATTAAAGAGAGATAAATCTGTAGATGATAATAAAGAGGATAAAGATGATGAATAATATTGATCTTATACTTGAATCATATCTTATAGATGATTATGATGTAGCAAATGAATTTTTATTCTTTAGACGTAAACCTAAAGAGAAAGATTTTAATAAGAAACGTAAATTCCGTGAGAAGAAATCTCGTAAAGATAAATCAAATACTACAATAGATTATTCATCATATAAAGATGATGAAGAAGATAATGGTAACTATATAACAATGTCCGAATTCAATTCTAAATATAAATCTAAAGTATCAGCAGTATTAAATGCAGTTAAATCTGGTATGTCAAAGATAAATTCATCTGATTCCAGATTTCCTAAACTTAGCAAAGGATATCATGTTAATAATATACAAGATTTATTAGATGAAGATAATATGAATCCTATATCTGATACTTTCCCTGAGATTTGTGTTATTGAGTGGAATTTATATGATATATTCCCTGAAGTTGATGATACTTTAGATTGGGATAAAGAAGGTTTAAATAAGTATCATAGTGAAATACTTAAGCTATTAGATAGAATATCTCATAATTCATCTTTAGGATTAGAGCCTATAGATGATATAAGCGATTATTTCGGTGGTGATAATGATAGTGGTCCATTCTCTGTTAAATTGAAGACTGATTATAAAGGTATAAAAGGATAGTTAATTGTCAGGAGGTGAGAAATAGTATATGGCTCACTTAATGAGTGTAGAAAAATCTAAGTTTATTAATGATAATATAAATATATATAAAGATAATAAGATAGGTCAATATAGTAAATTCTTAGAAAAAAATCCTATATTTGTAACTTATTATCATATTAACAGAGCTTTATCTAGAGCTGATGTTGGTACAGGTGGAATAGAGAATGAGGTTGGTAGAAGATCTCCTATAAGGTTTAATAAGATATTAAACTTTCCTATATACAACATACCGGAATTAAAACCTGATGTAGTATATGATGAAACTGGTTATGATATAGATTTAGAAATGAATGATGTAACTTTACTACCTAATACAATAAAACCTCTTCCAGGTGATTATGTATTAATAGATTTCCCTGGTATTAAAAGATATTTATTTAGAGTAAATCAGATATCTTATAATACCATACAATCTAATGATTTCTATATTATATCAATGGATGTTAAATATATTGATCATGATATAGATATAGAAGATATAGAATATCAGGTAGTAGAAATTTATCAAACTATATTTGAAAATATTGGTACTCAAGATAAATGCTTCTTAAAACTTAAAGATATAGATGATATAAACTCTATAGTAGATTTATTTTATACTTTAAGAGATCTATATAAGAGTAGTTATTATAATTCCATTATAAATTCATTTGATTATAATACCGGTGAAGTAACTTGTAATGGAAAAGCTCTTCATATATATGATCCATACTTAGAAGCATTTATTAATAAGTCTAAAATATTCTATGATGAAAACTCTACTGATGCTTTAGTATTAACACCTAATGATATATTAGACAATAGATTTGATTATATATTCTCTAAGACTCTATATAATACAGTATTAAAAAGATCTGTATTAGAATTATCTATATATGAATATTGCTATACATCTCAGTTAGAGAAAGTTAGTAGTGTATATAGATATATGGATTATGATACATATAGTGTTAAACTTAATATATCTAAAGTAGATATAAGAAAGAATAAAAATTATAATAGTGATAATAGCGAAGCTCAATGGTATGATTTATATCCATTAGAAAGATGGATACCAACATGGGTAGCAAATAGAGGTAATGAATATTTCTCTATAGACTTCTTAGAGCAATTAAAGAATGGAAGGTTAACTTCTAATAATGCTTTTGAGAAGATTATATATAACTATATATATCATATACGAATTCCTATATCTAAGAAAGAGATATATGATTTATGCGATGATATGGATAATATTATGAACTTCTATTATATTCCTATAGTATTATATATTATAACTCAATACTATAATGAGTATTTCCATTCAGAAAAAGCTATTGATTTACCGTAGAAATTAACAACCATGTAAAACTTATAAGAATAATAAAATCCTTATTATATAATAAAGGAGGAAAATAAAGAAATGTTATTAGATAATATGGATGAAAATCTAAAAGATCCGGCATATGAATCTTATCTGGAAGGTTTAGATGATAATGAGATTGCTGAAGAAATAGTTTTTGAAAAAGCTATGAATATAAAAGAACCGGAATTAACAGAGGCGGATAGAAGATGGATATTAAGTGATGAAGATGAAGATGATGATTACGCAGATGAATGTTATGAAGGTGAAGAATGTGCAACTGAGTGTAATGAATCATATGAAGATATAGATACTAAATTTGATATGGCAATTGAATCTATTCTTGGTGGTGATTCATCACTTATTGACGACGATGATATTGATGATATTGAAGATGAGGAGGATGATGATATGGTTTTAGAATCAATATTAGATGGTGATCTACTCGTTGATGATGATGATCTTTATGAAGATGATTATGATGAAGATGATTATGCATCTGAAATATTTGGTAGAGGAACTCATAAATCAAGAAAAGAAGTTAAAAGATCTGGTATTACTAAGCTTATAAGAGTATTAATTGCTACTCGTGGTAAAGACTTCTTTGAAACAGATCAAGCTATTTGTAAAGAGAAGCTTAAGAATAAGCATGGAAAAGATCTTTCTATTATGGTAGTAGATGGTATTCCATTCGGAATTATAACTCATCTTGGTAAAGCTAAAAAAGTTGTATATGTACCAAAGGGTTATGGTGAAGTTAAAGAAATGCCTACTGAAAGATTAAAGAAGCTTGTTAAGTATGCTGCTAGAGATCTTGATAAGGTTAAGAGAGAGAATAGAAGAAACGAAAGACATGCTAAGAGATATGGTAGAAAAGATATTAGAACTGTTAGAAAAGAAAGAACTAACCATACGCCAATGTTCCCATCTGTTCTTGGTGGACGTTCTGCATTTGATGAGAGAGATGAAAATCTTGATTTAAATGATGCAAATGAAAGTTATCTTTATGATTTAGATGAATATGAATTATCTATGGAATCTAATTTAATAGACATGGAAATGTTAGCTCTTGAAGCAGAATTAGAATCAGAAGATTTTATATTTGATGATTATGAAGATGATTATGATGATTCACTTGATTCATATGACGAAGACGATTTCAGTACAGAATCAGATGAATATGATGACCTAGATGATTTTGATTATGATGATGATCTTCTAGATGAGGACGACGATTTTTTTTAACTAACACAGCTACTGAATCTATTTTAAATCTTAAAAATAATCATGATACTATAGAGATATACGATAAAAAATTTAAATTACCGGTTAAATATTCTGATTCATCTAAGAAGTTAAAAGCTGCTTATGATGATAAGAAGATTGTTAAATCTTTATCTAAAGTAGCTATACAAAGTTCTTTATATAAAGTAAAAGAATATATTAAGAATGATGAACATGGTGAAAAAGTTGTCGATGTAGATAATGTATTTAAATACATTACTCCTAAATATCTCTATGTAAAGAATGATACTATTAATAATGATACAAATAGAATAGTAGCTATTATGTGTAGTTATAAGAAAGATCCAGATAATGGATTAGCTATAGTATTCAAAAACGAAACGTGTCGTGAAGTTGGTCCTAAAAGTATTATATTATAAATAAAAGGATAAATTATATATCCTCCTTTTTATTAATATATAGATTAAATACAAGTAGATTTATAGTAATCTACTTGTATTTTTATCTCTTAAAATAATATAATAATTTTTATATACTATTATTAAGAAAGGTAGTGTAGAGAAAGAAATATGGCTTATATAATGAATGCTGACGATACTATAGGTAATAAAGATAATAATTTTATAGATGATAATAATATTAATGATGATACTAGTACAATGGATAGATCAATAGAAGATAATTATAGTAATATACAGAAAATAGCAGTAGATTCATTAAAGAGTAGAAAACCTATATACAATTTTAAGACTAAAAATACCTCATTCCTTGAATTATATAATGATTTATATAAGATGGGTATTAAGAATAATAAGTTTTTTCTAAAGTTATATGATACTGATCTATTAGGAGTAGATGTATATTCACCTATTATGCCTAAAGATTTACAGTTGAAGATAATATTAGAATGCTTTATTAATCCATGGTATTTTGTAAGAGAAGTTGCAAGAATACCAGCAGTAGGTAAACCTATAGAAGTTGGTGGTGGTGTACCATTTAATATTGATAGAAACTCTTTAGCTTCTTGGTATTTATTCTTAAATGGAATAGATCATTATGTTTCAAAACCAAGACAGAGAGGAAAAACTCAAAATGCTATATGTCAATTTAACTATTCATTCCATTTTGGTACATTAGCATCTCAGATATTATTCTTTAATAAAGATGAAGGACAATCTATAGAAAACTTATATAGATTAAAAGACCAAAGAGATATGTTACCAACATGGATGCAAATGCGTTCATTTGTAACAGATGATGGTAAAATAGATAAAGGTAGAGATAATGTGAAAAGTTATCTATGTCCTGTTACTAAGAATAGTATAAAGGTTATGCCTAAAGCAATATCTCAAAGTTCAGCACAAAAGTTAGGAAGAGGTGCAACTACACCACTTCAGTACTATGATGAATTTGATTTTATTCCTTATAATACAGAAATTATTAAAGCCGCATCATTTGCATATGCAACTGCATCGAAGTCAGCTAAAGCAAGCAGTTCAACTACCTGTAGGGTATTTTCCAGTACGCCGGGAGACCTTGATAATGTGGATGGTAACAATGCTGCTGATTTTGTACATCGTATGATTAAATGGGATGATCATATGTTAGATGATCCTATAGAGAAATTAAGAACTGCTCTAAGATCTGATAAATGTAATGGTATAGTATATGTAGAGCATACATGGAGACAATTAAAATTACCTATGAGTTGGTATGAAGAACAGTGTAGACTTGTAGATTATGATCAAATTACTATAATGAGAGAAATAGATTTACAAAGAATACATGGTTCTAATACATCTCCATTTAAGAGATCTGATATACTATATATTATGAATCATAAAAAGACTCCTTTAGAGAGAATTGATTTATCTCAAAATTATTGTCCTTTTATTATATATGAGAAGATTAAACCTAATATTCCATATATACTATCAATAGACCCATCTGATGGATTAGCATTAGATAATAATGCTGTTACAATGATTAATCCATATACTCAATTACCAGTAATGGAATTTCAATCTCCATATGTATCACAACCTCAACTATGTAAAATGCTTATAAAGTTTATGGATACATATTGTCCTAAATGTATGATATTAATAGAATCTAATAAGGGAATAGAACTTATTAATAGATTTATGGAAACTAAATATAAATATCAACTATATTATGATGATAATAAGATGATGAAGAATATAGATGAACGTGTTAATAAGTATGGTGATATTGTTAGACAAGCTAATGAGAGAAGAGCATATGGACTTAGTACTAGTAGAGCAAATAGACCTAAATATGATGCTATATTAGAAAATCTTATGCTAGAAAGAAAAGAATGTTTATGTACTGAGTATATTGTAACAGATGTATGTGGCTTAATAAGAACTGCATCTGGTAAAGTAGAAGCTGGAAAAGGATCTCATGATGATAATATAATAAGTTATTTAATGGGTCTTTTTGTATATTATCATGCACCAGCAGAATTATTAGAGAGATATGGTATTCAAAGAGGTGCTGTTGATCCTAATACATACTATGATGAAAATGGTAATATGACAGAAGAAGCTCAGTTAGATAGACTTAGGGAAATGCTTCCAGGTTTACCAGATGAATTACAAGAAATTATCAAAGGTACTTTAGATCAAAAAGATGAAGTTAAAGAATCATGGGACTACTATAAAGAAGTGCAGAAATATGAAGCACAAGATTATTTTAATAATCCTATTAATGGTAATTTAAGAATAGATTATTCACAAGCACCTAATGATCAAGCTTTTTGGCAAGCATTTGATGATAATGTATATCAATCTAATTTCGATGAAGATAAAAAAGAAGATGAATTTGATATAAATGATTACTTCTAAAGAAAATAAATCTAGAATAGAACTAAAAATTCTATTCTAGATTTTTCTTTATTAAGCACAATGCTTATTTACTATAACAGTTACACTTGTTACATGTTTTAATAACTTAGAAACTAACTTAGGAAGTTCAGCTCCTAACTTATCAATATTATCAAATAATTTTGGAAGATCTAATTCTTTAACAGTACCAAATTTAGAATAAGCATTTCTAAAATTATTAGTTGGATTGATTCTCTTTTGCTCTGCTATTAAACCATCAATTTCTTTTTCAAGTTTTTCAAGCTCATTTTTAAATACATTTAAATTTCTTGTAATTTTATCAAGATCTTTTATTTGTATTTTAGAGTTATCATTACCATATTCATCATTAAATGAATTTATAGCTTCTTCAACTTCTTCTATTTTTTTAGCAACTGGTTCAGTTTCCTGATTAACAAATAAACCATCATCCAGTAACTTATATTTAGATACTTGTGATAGAATCTTATTAAATACTACTCCAGGTTTATCGGTTACTTTTACTTTAGCAAATTTTCTAACTATAGTAGCTAATTTATCTACACTCTTAAATGCAACTGAGCATTTATTGAATAGCTTTATTATAGCATTAGTTAATTTACCTTCTGATGTATTATTATCAACTGATTCTATCTTGGTATCTTCTTCTTTATCATCATTCTTATCATCTTTATTTTTTTTAGACTTTTTATTACTAGTTGCTATAAGTACACCGTTTTCATCGGTTGTTACATTAACATCTTTCTTTCTTTTAAATATCTTATTGATTAAGCCAACTATAATTTCTTTTAGTTTCTTAATCTTTGCAATAACCCATTCAAGAGCTTTTTTGAATATGTCACCTAATCCTTCAGATGCATATTCATAAGCATCTTCAATTACATAACTCTCCAACGCATTTATATAATCTGCCATTTTTCTAATCACCTTTTTTAGTACAATGTGAATTAATAATTTGCTGTACTTTTACACTTAACTTTAATACATTAGTAATGTGCTTTGATAATTTTGAAGTCATACTACTAATATTACCTTGTGCACTAGCAAAAGCTTTCTTCTTAGTATTATCTTTACCAGAATCATATTTACTAATATCATTCTTAGACTTAAACTTCTTTATAGTTGAATCTATAGTCTTCTTTAGATATTCTAATCTTTCTATAGCCTTCTTTAATAAACCTACCATTCTAGATGTTATTTTTACTTTAACATTACCAAATCCTTTAGATTTAACATCTTCATCATATTTATCTAAATCACCTTGTAGTTTATCTACTTTAGATTCTATTGAAGAACTATATTTAGAAAACTCATTAAACTCATTCGCACTAAAACGAGATGTAGGTTTAAGCTCTTTCTTACCATACTTCTCAAAGAATAATGCAGTCTTATTAACTGCTACATAAGCATCGTTAGCTGATAGGAGTAAAGAATTTAATCTTGATTCTATCATCTCTCTAGATTTACTACCTTTTTTTTGAGCTTCATTCTTACGAACATAATTCTGTGCAGCTATCTGTCCTTGTTTATCTGAAGATATACCTGTAATTGGTCCCTCTGGAGTTTGAAAACCAAATTTAGGATCTTTAGCAGCTTCTTCTGATTTACCAAGTAATTTCTTAAAGAATTCAATTACTTTCTTAACCTTTTCAGATATAAAGTCGAATATCTTCTTAAAGAAATCTCCAATCGCACCTTCATTAGCATAGTCATCTATAGTATAACTTTCTAATACATATGAATAGTATGACATATATAAAATATTCACCTCCTATTTATAGGCAATGTCTTGCAACTAATGATGCAGTAGTTGTAGTATATTTTAGTAATGTAGAAATATTCTTATGTAAATTACTAATATTTTCTTTAACTGTCTTATCATTATTTATATATGGATGTGTTTTATTAAACTTCTTTAAAGATTTATCTACATTCTTTTCAAGAGCAGTTAATCTATCAATCATAACCTTAAGTTTAGAACTTATTTTAGTAGTATCTAGTAATTTAACATTCTTAAAACTAGCTTCTTCACTATGATATCTATCTAAGTAATTCTCAATAGTATCAAATCTTCCTTCATGATACATTAAGCTTCGTTTAAAATCACCAAATTCATCAGCGGTTTTATCATCTACATAGTCACGATTATCAGTAAGATAATATCTCTTAGCTTTAGCATATTGCTCTATGTAAGCCATAGCTTTATTTATATCATCATATGACTTTGTACAAAGAGTGATTAAAGTGTTTAAATATGCCGAGCATTTCTTACCTAAACTATCACCATTTTTATTTCTAAGATAACCTTTATTAGTCTTATCAGCATCTTTTTCTCCGAACTTTTCTCCCTCAGGTATAGTATTATCTTCTAATTTATCAGCTACAGTACCACTATCCGCTGGTTTTGCAGTACTAGAAGAAGATGATTTACTACCTTTCTTAGTAATCTTTTCCCATAGACCAATTATTTTTTCTTTAATATTCTTAAGTTTTTCCTTTATCCATTCAAGTGCCTTCTTAAAGAAATCACCAATAGCACCTTCACTAGCGTAATCATCTATGAGATAGTTTTCTAATATAACTGAATAATTACTCATTTTATTCCAATCTCCTTTATAATATATTATAAATGAATCACATTAGAGAAATGTTTTAATAGGCTCTTAATTAGAGTTTTTTATTATGCTATATATTACAAACCATTAAATTTATTATTTATTTAGAAAGAAGGAGAAGCTGATGAACGAAACAGTCCTTGGAGTAGTCTCAGATATAATGAATTCATTTGATATGCCAGAGCTATATGAATTATTCCGTGAACAGATTGAAAATCCGGAAGAATTTTATACAGGTCCGGTAATAGATCATTTTCAACCATTATATCGAAACTATAAGATGTTAGATGATATTGAAGATGATGATGCTGATGATATAAGAGATGCTAGAGAAAGATTCTATGAAATCTGTATTATGATTATAAATATGATTACAAAGAAGTTTGATATTGATATTGATCCAGAGTATCTTAATGATAGTAGAAAAGATGTACCAGGTATATGTTTAGCTTTATACTCTTTCTTTGTATTAGACTTCTATAATAATATATACGAAATTTTAAAGAATTATCTTGTAAGAAATATTTTCTCTATATATGATACTTTTAAAGAGAATATTGATAACAAAGATTGTGTTACTATGTCTAATAAGAAATATTTCTCTCCAGAGATGTCTGTTATAGCATCTAATATATATGATATAACAGATTATATATTTACCTTATTAGATGCAGAATCTGCATTAGAATATTTAGATGAAGGATATATTCCTTGTACTATATTAAATCATCTTTATTTCTATAATTATATAGATGGAAACTTTGTAAGGACATTAGCAGATATATATAGAGATAATACAGCTTTAAAATCTAAAGTTTGCTTTAATATCTTATATAAGATAAAAGATCATACTATAGATGATGTATTTGAATTATTAAAGGAAAATGATGATATATTAGCAGAGAATAATGATGAACCTGAAAAGAAGAAGACTAAGAGGAGAAAGAAATCAGAATGATAAATGAAAATGAAGCAAATGAAATTGTAACAGAAGAAGAAAATACTATTATTGATAATATAGAAAAACAGAAGGAAACTTTAGATAATATAATAGATGATAATGAAGATAATTCTGATCATATTACCAATGAAATAGAAAAATCTAAAGAAGAAGAATATCTTGATAGCTTAGATAATAAATCTGTTATAGAATTAGTATCTATTAAAAGGAAAGCAGAAATCAATATTAAAGAATATACAGAGGCAAAAAATATTATAGATGGTATTAGTCATCTTAACTTAGAAGATGATGTCAATAGAAATCTTATGAAGTCTAATATCTTAACAGAGAAAGGCTTTAATGATGAATTAAAATCGTTTAATGAAAATTATCCTGAAAGAATTGAATTCTTAAATAATATTATCTCTAAGGTAGATAATATTATTAATAACTATGGTGATGATATTAATCAGGCATCTTTCTTAACAAAAGAAATGTTAAGATCATTAGATCAGAAATTAGAAAGATTTAATAAGGAAGACCTTAACTATGATTTAACAATACGTAAGTTTAATACTGTTAGATATGCTTTCAGTAATAGAACTGAAATTACATATTTAACTAATAAAGCAGATTCTTTTATAAAGAATAAGAAGAATGTTAAATCATATAGAAAATTCAAGAATAGTGTTAATTTTAGAAAGACTATATATAAAGATATCTATAAAGTATTTAATGAAGATATTATAAATAGATTCATTACTTATCTTAAAGAGTATTATAAAGATGATGATATAGGTTTAACTTTATTTATAGTATTCATTTCTAAGATTATAGAGAATGAGAAAGATAAAGGATATGATGCATGGATCAAAGTATTAATCTTGAATATATCTGATATTAAGAATAATGCTTTTGATTTAATAGATAATCCAGATGATTATATTAATGATATAGAAAATAATGTACTTAAAAAATTCAAACTTGATTTATAATGATATATTATTATAATGAAAATTATAACTCTTATTTAAAAAGGAAAAGGAGAATAAAAAGAAAATGAAAGTAAATTTTAATCAGTATCTTGTAATTGACAAGACTCAGAATGTTAACTCATTAAAACAGAGAGATGGTTCTTATAGGTATACTGTAACAGGTCCATCTATTTATCCTATTGGAGAAATAGTTCCACTTATTAGAAAGGGTGATAATTGCTTAGGATTAATAAAGATTGAATCTATAGTAATTACAGCTAATTCTACTTCTGTTAATTTTAACATAGTAGAAGCTAAAGGAGATTATACCGCTATTTATAATCTCTACAGAAATCAGATAACTAATTCATCTAATAGTGATGATCCATATGATAATGATGATGTGATCATTCCAGGTGCTTATCAGAGAGGTAAATCTGCTACAACTAATGATAAATCAACATTATTTGAAGATCTTGATGATGTAGAAGATAACGATGATGATAGTGATAATGATATCTTTAACATGTTCTTTGGTAAGGACAGATTAAAATCATTATAATAAAAAAGACTCTAACCAAATATAAAGGTTAGAGTCTTTTATTTTTTGTGATATATAAGTAAAATCAACACACTAGTAAATTTTTTACTTAGATATAATTACTAATAAAAAAGGAGGATATATTAACATGAACGAATTAATTTCTGATGATAAATATATCTTTATTAATACTGAATATGCAGAAGCTTATATACCAGAAGATATAGTAGGTGATATAGATAAATCTCCTTCTACTATATGTTATGAATATGGTAATGGATATATGACCATGGGTATTTTTTATATGAAGTTTTTTGATGATGAAAATAAGAGAGATAGTATTCCATATAAAACTTTAATGTATCCTAATATGATAGAGACTCATCCTAGTTCAGTTGTAATGAGAACTATTAATATAGATGGTACTCCTGAAAAGTATAGAGTATTAAAATATAATAAAGGAGATATATTAATGAATACATATTCAACTCAATCTCCAGATAATTGTAAGAGATTCTTAAATCTTATTATAAGTGGTAAAATTCCGAGATCATTAGAATATACACAGATATTTGAATGTTGGAGAGAGAATTTTGCTATTAATGATATAGCACCTACTGTACCGGCTGTTGTATTACAAGCTATAATATCTAAAATGTGTAGAGATAAAGAAGATTTATCAGTAGAGTATAGACATATAGCTGGTAAAGGTCAATATGATAAACATGGTTATCAAGCTATTAATATGGATAAAGTATCTACATATTCATCTGTAATTACAGCTTTATCTTTTGAAAGATTTACTGATAAATTAACTACCTCTATTAATATGACTAAAGAGAATACTAAACAAGATCAATCTCCTATTGAAAAGATTGTATGTTACTAATAACCGAGATATGGGGCTAATATAACAAGTTATTAAATTTAATTAATATATAAGATAATAGAAAAAATTAATATATAAGGAGGTATAAAAGATGCCTGTAAGTTATCAGATTATTCCTGAACATAAATATCCGCATCAGATGACTCAGATAAATGATAATACAGAAGTCTCTAGAACATATAGTACCAATGCAGACGTTAATGCAGTTCTTTGTGTATTCATGTCCCCAAAGGGTAGAGATAATGTAGTTCAAACTATAGATACTGGTGCTGCTGGTTTTGTTAAAGAATATGGTCTTGGTAGCTATGCTAACTATGGACAACCATTACTCAATGCATATGCCGCAGCAGCAAATGGTTCTTCAACAGTTCATTGCTTAAGAGTTACAGCAGATGATGCTAGTTATGCTAACTCTACTTTAGTAGCTAAGTATAAGGTAACAGACGGTACTTTACAAGTTAAGTTTGTTAATAGAGCGTCCGATGAAGAGCTTACTGATTTAACTAACCTTGAAGATTGTTGTTCTGTTGATAAAGCAGAAGATGATGAAGGTTTTAAATCAGTTAAGCTTTTCTCTGTTGCTTATGTAGGTAAAGGTACATATGGTAAGAATGTAAGATGGAGAATAAGAAGCGATGTTGGCTCTGATAAGCAGAATGATTTTAAGAACTATCTATTCGATGTTTATCAGTACGAAGATATTCTTGAACTATCTGAATCATTCTCTGTTGTATTCGTAGACGATGCTGTATATTCAGGTACTACATTATCTGCATATGATGTACTTAATGATGTAGATGATGGATCTAATCTATTACAAGTAGAAGTAAATTATGCTGGTTTCCAAGCTATTTATGATACTTATGTAGAAAATAATCCTGATACTGAATATACTATAGAAAACTTCGATGTACTTCTTGGACTTGATAAGACTACTAAAGAAGCTATAGAGAACTATGAAATTATTCCTGAAGATCTTGAAGTAGAAGAAGGTAAAGAAGCTGCTATAGCTATTACTTCTACTGGTGGTGTAGCTCTTATTGGTGGTACAGATGGTGCTTTAGCTTTAGATGCAGATCCTACTCTTAAGGAAAAGACACTAGAAAGTCTTTATACTAAAGCTTTTAGTGGTGAAATAGATCCTAATATTGTATCTAAGAATCGTTTCCCAACGACTCTTATCTTAGATGCAAATTATCCTATTTCTGTTAAATTAGCTCTTGCTTCTTTAGCAACTAGACGTACTGACTGTATGGCTATGATAGATTGTGGTCTAAATATTGCTACTAAAGCTTCACTTCTTTCATATGTAGAATCTAACCTTTCTGATTTTATTAATTCTAGAATTCATACTATCGAAGGTTATGCTATGAAGGTAAGAGATCCATATACGCAGAAGACTATTACAGTAACTTCTACATATTGGATCGCAAGAAACTATCCAGTTCACTTCAGTAATTGGGGTGGTAAACATAAACCAATGGCTGGTAATACATATGGTATTATTGGTGGATATATTAAGAATTCTGTATATCCCGTATATGATGAAGACCTTGACTCTGAAATTATGGATAAGTTAGCTGATAAGCATATTAACTTTGCTAAATATAATCCAAATCAGGTTATTGTTAGAGCTACACAGGATACAAGACAGAGTAAACTTACAAATCTTAGTGAGCAGAATAACATGCTTGTTGTACTTGATATTAAGAGAGATGCTGAACTTCTTGCTTCTCAGATTGAATATGAATTCTCAGAAGCTTCTGATATTGCTAGATTCAATGCAGCTCTTGCTAATATTACTGATAAATATGCTGCTGCTCAAGTTAGATCTATTACTGCATCATTTAGTAAGAATAGTTGGGAAGCAGAACATCAAACTATTCACTTAAATATTGCAGTTGTACATAAGGATCTTGTAAGAAATACAATTATTGAAATTGATGTTAATAGAGAATAATGAAAGGAGGAAATAATTATGGCTGATGAAACTAGCTCTCCTGCTAAAACCATACAAACTAATATAAATAGAAATACTAAGACTTTTGAAAAGTTTTCTTATTTCTTAGGTGGTATTGATGTTACAGACCAAAACCTTGATCAATTTACTCCTTATATAAAAGGTGTATCAAGATTTTTTGTTCATAAATGTCCAAAGTTTATGAATGCTATGTTTAACACTGAAACTACAGCTTGGAAACAATATATGGAAACTGGTTATACTTCAATAACTGGTTTCGGTGATGTATCTGTAGACTTCACTGATTTTGAAGGTGGTTTCGCAGGTCAAAGATTCTCAACAGTATCACTTGCAAGAGATGATACTGAATCTATTACCGTTTCTGTATATGAACTTACTGGTTCACCAATAAGAGAATATATGGATTTATGGGTAACTGGTGTAAGAGACCCACGTTCTGGTATTGCTCATTATCATGGTGCAATTGCAACAACTGATAAGTCAAAGTATACTCCATACTCTGAACGTAATCATACCGCTGAATTTATTTATGTAAATCTAGATCCAACAGGTTATGTACCAGAATATACAGCTTTATTTGCACATGCATTTCCTACTAGAGTACCTAAATCTCATCATGAATACAATTCTGGTGAAAGAGATAATGCTAAACTAGATCTCGAATTTAGAGTTACTAAGTATGAATCACCTGCAATTAATGCGATTGGTAACTGGTATATTAAGAATTCTGCTGTTAACTACAACTATCTTGATTTCGACCCAACTATTAACGATACTAATGCAGAACATGCAAACTTAACTTGGTCAACATATGATTATGGATATGGTACTAATAGTAATCATACAGCAGAGAATAAGGATATTAATAAAGTTACTTTCGATCCTAGTTCACCAACAACTCTTATTCCAGCTTCTTCATAAAATTAAAGAGAATAGACTATATAGTCTATTCTCTATTTATCTTTACATTTCTTCATCTGGATTAGCTTCATCTTTACCTTCAGCATCATTATTTTCTACAGCTTCTAGTATAGAATCTTTTCTTCTAGTCTCAGATGAATCCCAATCTATAAATGGTGCATTATCTATTACAGTCTTCTTTATATAGATATCTTTAATCTTAGCAGCATTAGGATCATCATTCTGGAAGTTAGTACCAAACATAATATCTGCTTCAGTCTGTGCACTACCTTGTACAGTCTGTAAGTATTCTGCGATATTAGAGTTAGAAATAACTTTAGGTCTTGGTAATCTAAACTGGAATGAATTTATTGCTTTAGCTTTAAGATTTTCATCTAGATTAGAATTCATTATTAATACCTTATATAATTCAGTAGTAGGTCCTTCTAAATCTGCTTGATAAGAAGCTATTCTACCAGCATATTTAATATGAGCAGATACTATAGATTTAGCGTAATCAGCAGAATCAGTATATTCCATAATAACAGAAGGTGTACCAGTTCCCATAATAGCAGATTTTTCTAACCAATCTTCCATTTCTGGTTTAAGTTCTACTTGTTGTCCTTCTTGTGTTTCAAACTCTATCAGTCGATCACCATTTTTAGAGTTAGGTATTTGTATATTACCATTTCTACTAAACTTACTAAAAGTCAAATTAGTAGATAGCAAATCACTAAAAGTAATTTGCTGCTCTTGTAACATTCTTATCACTCTTTGTATCTGATTACTACCATTAATATCTATAGGACCTTTTTTAACATATGCTATAGTCTTATTACCACTTTTATTCATATAAGTTAATAACTTAGATACTACTAAAGATAATAATAACTTAGCTGGAAATAATGCGTTTTGTAGTATTGATTCGCCATATCCATTTTCATCTTCATTAATTACAAATGGAATTATATATTTAGCTGGAATAAATTGAATTTGAAATTCATTATTTATTAGTCCATTAGCTATAATACAATCTGCTATAAGTTTCTTAAATTCAGCGTTCTTATTAACAAACTTATTTGAGAATTTATCTAATATACCTTTAGTAATAGTATCTACTATACTCTTAACAGCAGCTTCTCTTTTTCTTTCATTTAATTTAGTACTACTAAATAGATTAGAAGTTACAGATAATAGATTAGTTTCACTACTAGATCTATTAGTAACATCTTTCTTTTGTACACTAGTATCATTAACATGAAAATATCCTATTATCTGATTAAATACTTTAATAGGTAATAGATTATTTGGATCTATATACTTTATATAAGTACCTGTAGTATTAAATCTATGAGTTCTTATTCTAGTCTTCTTATTTCTGTCTGTATCTGCTGTACCGTCTGCAAATATCATATTATCTTTCTCTTTTAAGATATCTAATCCACCAAATCTATCTGTATATGATTTAAGATTAGTTTGCATTAATTCCATAGATTGTACAGCTTCTAATGCATCTATCATAACTTCTGAATCTATCATCAATATATTACTTAAATCGGATTCTATAGTATTTTTAATAATAGTAGTTTCACTACTACTAAAGTTAGTATCAAAACTTATATCTGCCATTATGTCATCTACAGTAGTTACAGATTCCATTAATGGATATAAATCTGATTCTTTAGCAGTTCCATTATTAAGATTAAAACCAGCTACAGAACTCTTATTCTTATTAACGTTTAATCTATTATTGGTACTAGCTAATGGATTTGGATTTATCTTTCCTCTCTGTACTAAACTATCATATTCATTAAATAATTCTGCATATGATATAGCATATACATAATGGGTACCTGATACTAAAGTTTTCTTGTAGACACTATTCTTCAGTCTAGGTAATAATTTCTCTTCTCTTTCTATTCTCTCTATTTCAGTAGTTACTAGTGCTTTTTCTTGATCTGACATAGCAACACCGAAATCTAAATTTCTAGTTATACTGCTAGACATATCATCAGCATTAGTAATACTTTCTAAAGCAACATTAACAGCTTCTCCTAAAGCAGGTATAAATTTACTTACAAATTTTAAGTCAGATAATTGTATATATCTATTCTTATATTGACTCTGGAAATAACCAAATAAATTACCTATATCCTGAGTAAATAATTCCTCAACATCTAATTCTTTACCATTTGGATTAGGTTCTGTATTTTTGGTTACGGAAGCTATAAAATCTATAATGTTACCATTAGAGACTCCCTTAGCTAATTGGAGTTCATTATCAATAATCTCCTGCATTTTAGCATTCTTACTATTGAGTATTTCTCTCTCATTATAGCTATTATCTATGATACCAAGCATTTTAGAAGCAACTGAATCAAGTCTACTAACTTGCTTTTTAGTCTTCTTCTCCATTGCTTGTGTCTTTTTCTTAGATGCCAATTATATATTCACCTACTTTCTTTTACAAGAAATAATATCTATCGCAAAATTTTTATCCATTTGTTAATATGGGTATTTTTACGATAGATATTATATTCTCTTTTAGAATGACATCATAACTGGTTCATCATCTATTTCAAATGTTTCATCTTCATTCTTACTTCCTAATGTCATATACGTTAGACATTCCATTACATAATCAGATATAGTAACAATCTGTCTTACTATATAAGATATATTCTGATTAGGACTATTCTCATGCATTTTTTCTATCTTCTTAGCTACATTCTGTAATGGAGTTATTAAAGTCTTTTCTATATTATCAAAATAAGCTTTAGGAGTCATCTTATAATAGAAGTCATCATTATATTGCTCTCTAATTCTTTCAAAATCTTCTTTACAAGTTTCCCATCTATAAGCTAAATTCTCTACTTCTTGTTGCATATCTAATAATTCATCATCTTTTAATGTAGTATTATTTAATGAAGCAAGAAATGCTTTAGTAGGTTTTAAACCTTCATCAAACTGTTTCTTCATCATCTTATGACACTGATTTTTAAATCTATCTTTACCAAATCTAGATAAGAAGAAATTTTTAATCTTAGCTATAACTGTCTTAATAAGTCTAAGTAACCAAGAACCAATTCCTTTAACTTTATCAAAGAAACCTTCTGCTATATAGTCAAATTCAGAATAAGTAGACTCTATAGCCTGTAATGTCATAGAATATTCATCAATATGATCAAGCACGTTAAGTACATCTTTCATAGTTTATTTACTCATCCTTTCTATATTAATATTATAAGAAGGTTTCAAATTAAATGAGATATGGTATTATTATTACCATATCTCTTTATCTATAATAAAAAAACAAATAAACTTTTTCTATTTATAAGTAATGGAAAAATCTAATCGTTCTTCCATTTCATTATATTCACAAGATATATCAGCTACATTTTCATCATACATAACTAAGTTACAAAGATCTACAAATTGATTATATTGATCTCTTAGTATTGCATCATATTTCTTAAGCTTAATATCTTCGTCAAGTTCATCAGTGGTTAGATGACGAAAAATTATGATTTGATCTGAAAATTTCGATGTCATCAAGTATACCTTTCTGATGCTACTACATAATTTATATTTATTTATCTTCTAACAATTCAAATCTATATTTCTGTGTAACGTTAGGATATTTATTACGATCTACTTCTGATAAAAACATATCTAAAGGTCTTGCATAAATACCATTAGGTCCACAATCATATATAGCAAAAAGTTTAGTAGCATCTTCTGAGTATTTGGCTACGTTAAGTAAACGAACAAGCTTTCCTTTGAAATGTTTATAAAGACCTCCGATTAATACTCTATCATAACTATTAACAGTCTTTATATCTTCATCTACAAAGTATTTTTCTAATTTAGCTAAATCTATATCTTTATTGTTAAGAAGTTCTTCTGCTTCTCCAACTAATAAGCTTCTTGAAAATGATTTATGATACTGAAAAATAGTATCATCTACAGTTTTAACACTTTCATCATTTAATAAAACGTGTGTAGAATTATCATTTACCAACGCATAGCCACTAAATCTCATAAGTCTCATTATATTTTATATTCTCCTTTAATATATAAAAATCCATATTATCTAGCAAGAGTCTCTATAGCATCTGTTAATGATGGATTTTTAGCTTTTTCTTCATATATTTTAGCTCGATGCTTTCTCAGATAGCCCAATTCTTTATATGTCATATGATATATATCATTAATTGAAAGATCACCTTTAAATTCATATAATATAGTATCTACATATGCCATAAAGTTCTCTATTATTGAATCACTTTTAGAGAATCTTGGGCTTTGAAAAAAATCAAGTTATCTATGTTATAATTTAATTCAAGTTCCTCACCACAATGAGGACAAACAGTTTTTATTGTAAATCTTGGTTCATATGTAAACATACTCTTTACTTGATTAATGATTAGCTGATAGTCTTCATCCGCTACATCTAATATGGTATCTAACATAGTATCAACTTCATCCTCAGTAATTTGTACATAACCATCAGTCTCAGGATTATATATGTATATAGCATTAAGATATAATGCTAGTAATGAATTGTAAACCATAACCTGATCATTCTGGTTTATTTTCTCAAATATATGAGTTGCTCTACCTACTGTTGGATATGATATTTGATATATATTATAAGTAAACGGAGATTTATATCTAGTTGCATTAGTCATTTCATCATGCAAATTCTTTAATTCAAATGAATTAGATTTACAGTTAATAATCTTATTAACTCTCTCTGAAAATTCAGGTGAATCACTAAGATTAAGTAGTTCTTTTACGTTGTATTTATAGTTAAATACTTGATTACATTTATTACAAGTAAGCTCAGCTTCAGTCTCTTCCATTGAAGATGCAACTAATATTCCGTATATTGCTATATTTATATCATGATATGGAAATACATTAACAAAGTCTTCATAAGACATTATAATTTTGCCTTTTTCATCAAATTTCTTAAATATCTTTCCATTTAAGATTTTATCATATATTAACGAAGCTTTCTTATTTAATATTTCCTCCAATCTTTCATCTTCTCCCATTACTATGGAAGCTAACTGAATAATTTGAGCACCTCGAAAAGTGAGGTAATCACCATAAGATGGAAGTGGTACACTATACTTAGATAGTGAACCTTCTATACTCTTAATGTAATCAGATTTATGTTTCGCATCATATTTCGTGTCCAATTTTATACTCTTTAATTCTTCGTCTTCTACTACAGATAGTTTTATTACCTTTACTTTTTCTAGTTTAGAATGTTCTTCTGGAGTAAGAGCTAAATTCTCTAAATCTTCTTTCTTAATCTCTATTACTCCAACTTTTGGATTTTCTTGTAAATACTTATCATTTTCTTCTATACTATCTTTTCTCATCTTATTAAGAGCAGCTTCATTAGCTTCTTCTGGAGTAAATCCACTGTTAATAATAAGACCTTTTTTATACTTTTCTATATTTGATTTAATTTTAGGAAGAATCTGTTGAAACTTTTCATCTGAAATATCGGGCATTAAAGCTCTCATTTCAGCATCTGTTAATAGATTAAATGCAGTTGGACTATCAACTGATCCACTATTACCTTCATTTAATTCTTCCTCAGTCAATTCTAATTTAACAGGTTTTATTTCATCAAATACATCAGTAGTCTTTTCTACTACTGGTGCCATTATAATAGAGTCGTCATCATCTTCATCTATATCATTTATAACTTCAGCTTCAATTTTCTCTGCATTTATATTTTCAGTATTATCTATAATATTTTCTTCTTTTCTATCTTCTATATTAGTCTTAGCAGCATTTTCAGCAAGTTCTTTTAGATTTATAGGTTCACTCATAATAATAACCCTCTCTTATAAATTATTCTGAAATTTCAAAATCTATTATTCTGTCTGCGACTACTGACGCTATAGCAGTAGTTTCTAAAGCACCATTATCAACAAAAGTTAATATTATTAATAGGATCTTTTGTCCTTCATATTCCGTTGATTGAGCATTTACTCCGGTTAGTGGAATATCCGGAAGATATGTATTAACCTGATTCTTAATTTTATCAGCTATAGTATCTAATATATCATCCATAAATTCAAATTGTACAGATTGAATATTAATACCCATATCTGGGACAGAAGGATAAGTCCCTGGCTCTAGAAATAATAAATTCTTTATTAATTGAGTCCAAGCTGTTTTACCTAATAATTCAGCAGGTTTATTAAAAGAATTAACTTCTAATAATAATTCTTTCTTATTAGATTCTAATGTCATTGATATTCAATTAATTCTCCTTCTTTAGTAATAAATTAGAATATTAGAGAATAGTTCTATATTATTAGAAAAATAATATAAAAAAGAGAACTCTTTATTTAGAGTTCTCTTTCTTCTTAAACTTCTTTTTTGATTTCCACTGATTATCAAATAATGTATAAAGATATACCTTTAATGATTTATCTATCATAGGTATTAAAGTTTCCATTCTATTATGAAGATTTCTATATAATAAATCAGCAGAACCTATATAACATTTACAATTATCATTATGACCGAAGATATACATTCTTTCATGCTCTAAATATCTACCAGCTCTAGATCTAATTTTAATATTAGGATTAAGCTCTGCATCTATTACAGTTCTTACCATAATTCTAACATCACAACCTTTCTCTACAGCTCTATTTAAAGCACCAACTATTAATCCATCTCCTATATGATTACACTTTATTCTTATTAATCCATCTTTACCTAAATTAGTCTGCTCCTCTATATTATACATAAGAGTCTGAAATATATATTCTTTAGATAAAGATTCATGAAATGGATCTATTATAGAATTACAAATTTCCATACAAAGTTTTCCTACAATAGGATTATTAGTTATATAATGAAGATCAATATACTGTCTGGCAGACTTCTCATTATAATTACCAGTAGCAGTATGAGTGAATATATGATCTTTACTAATAGCTATAAACATCTTAGCATGTACTTTTCTACCTTCAAAGTTATATAATAACATTAAATTACTATACTGCTTTTTTAACTTAATAAACTTCTTTACTATACCGATATTAGCTCTCTCATTACCTCTCGCAGATGCTTCTATATATACAAAACACTTTTTGCCTCTTTTAATAGCTTTAGTAAGAGATTTTACTATTCTACTATCTGATGCTACTCTATATAAAGTTACATATATAGTAGTAATATTAGGATTAGTACACATCTGATCTATAAAGTCAAGTGTATATTCAAAGCTTTCAAATGGAGTTCTAAATATAAACTCTTTAGCAGTACTTACACTAAACTCCTTATAGAAGTCTATCTTCTTATATTTAGGATTAAGAGGTGCGAAAGATAACCTTTTATTATTAGTCTTAAAAGTCTGATGAATATCTAATATCTCTATCTCAACTGGAAGTATATTAAGATTATACTGATTAGTAGAATCTAATAATGCTTTAGATACAAATCCATAGTCTAATGGAGTAGTCCATAATAATACATAGACCTTTTCTTTCTTCTTCTTTTCATTCTTATTATCAGAACTATTTTCTCCATTAATAACTTTCTTTTTCTTAGGTTTATTACTCCTAATAATGAAATTCTTATTAACTTCATTAAGAATCTTAAATATAGAAGCAGAATATCCTTCCGGTACTATAATCTTACATGGCTTATTAACAAGATTAATCATATAATGTTCTTTAGGATCTGTCTTAGAAGCTATTATAATATAGAAATTATCTCTTACTAACTTAGAGAATCTTACATCATAATATATCATATCATTTTTAGATATATGAAGTTCTCTAAGTGGAATAACTTCTACATCATCTCTCTTATTAGCAGTATCTATAATCTCATTAGATATCTCTAATAATCTATCAAAAGATAATTCTAAATTTCTACCTAAATATCCAAAATACTTATCTCCATATCTAGATAATCTATTACCTATATACTCTTCTAAATTAGATAATGCTATTCTAGCATAATTTACTCTTTCCATTAATGGAACCTTTTTATTATTTGCCATAAATAATACTCTATCAGTAAATGCTATAATAGTATCCTCTTTATTCCACCATGTTATATTAGAACGTTTATACTCTTCTTCTAAATTTCCTGTCTTATTCATTAATAATTCTCCTTTCATATTAATATCTCTATAATAATATATCTTTAAAAATAAAGTATAGAAATCAACAATCGACTTAATTACTGAGATATATCAATAATACAGGGAAGGACGGTGATCAATTAATGGAAGGTATTTATACGGTCGCTTCCAGTTCTTCATCAAGTTTATATGGGAATATAGGATGTGGAATTAAAGAATTAATTCTATCTAAATTTCCATATAACTATTTTAAATATGTAAATGTATCTTCCGAATTAGCTTTCCATAACTTAAAAAGACAATTCGGATCTAATAGTAATAGAGAAATTACTAAGAGAAGAATGCCCTACATAAATATACAACCTATATATCAAGTTCCAGAACCAGATAGTTTCTTACAGAATGTACCATTAAGTAGAAATTTGATGGATATTCAATATGGAATAGACGCAAGATATCTATTCGATGTTATTAAAGACTATAGATATGGTTATGGATTGAAATTTAGGATTAATAGAGATAGAATCGAATATGAAGTAAAGATAACTTTAGCTACTTTACATCAGCAATTAGATTTATATAAAGCATTATTAAACCAACTTACATGGGAATTACCATTGTATTTTAAATGCTCATTAGAATCTGTAATACCTAGGACTATAATTAACTATATAGGAAAATTATGTAGAATGGATATAACTAAGAAGAAGGAGATGATTCCCATACTATTATACCATCTTAATAGTATATCTAGTTATCCTATTACATATAAGATGAGAAATGCGAGTGCTACAGATGAATTCTTCTTATACTATATGCATAATATAGTAGTAGTATTCTCTGATTTATCTATAAATGAAGGTAATAAGAAGAATATGGTAGATGATGAATTTAGTATAAGCTTTAAAGTAAGTGCTGAATTTAATCTACCTGGTTTATATGTAATAACACCTAGTCCACATGCATATTTAACAGATGTAATGATAAAAGATATAACTCCATTTGTAGAAGGAGAAGGTGAAGTAGTTGATTATATACCATTATTCACATTAACCAATCTATATAATAGATATCCAAAAGAGAAAGATGGAATGGTATTATATGGTAATACTATATTTACTACAGATAAATCTAAAAATGGAGATACGGACTATATTAATTTAGATCCTATATTTGAACCAGAAAAACAGAAGGTTATTAGATTCTATACTAGTTATAATATGAAAGTAAGTACTTTACTTAATATCTATATATTAAAGAATAGACAAGAACTTATAGAAGGTGAAGATTATGTATTTGATTATGATAAACTTAGTGTAAAAGTATTTAACTCCGATTATAAAGCTACTTATAGATTAATAATCTATATTAACATTAATTCATTTAATGAACTAGCTATAGAACTAGGAAATATGACTACTAAAGATAAAGATAAACTTACTGAGAATAAAGTAGATATAGAAGAATCATTATTAGAATCTGAAGGGAAATCAGTATTTGATATAGAATATGAACTAGATGGAAAGACTATAGAAGTTAGTGGTAATTATGAAAATACTACTAAAGAGGCTATAGATAAATATAATGATTACTATGGAAATACCCGTAAAGATTATGGTGTAATAGATGATACTATACCTACATATACAGATGAAGATGGAAATACATATCTATCAGGTGGATTAGACTTTGATGATATGGAAATACATGATGAATAAATTTAATAAGAGATAGTATAATATTATACTATCTCTTTTATTATGTAATATATGTGTAAAAAACATCGTTTTAAAATTATGAATATTATAAAAAGAAAAGGTGGTGATTTATTTATATGGCAGCAGAGATACCAGTGTCTACAACTTTAGAAGAGATTGACTCATCTATAAGTTCGTTGACTAGTAATTTATCTACCTATATGACCGAGATTAAAGGTTATATAGAAGCTTTAGGATGCTCTACTGAAAATACCACTAAATATGGTTTAACTTTAACTAATCTAACTAAAGATTTATCTAAAATTATGCATAGTAGACCTATAACTACTAATTATTTAAGTTTTGATACTAATGATATGCCATATGGTGTTAAATATTATCTACCTAGTAAACCAACTACACAAAAAACTGGTACTAATAAAACCTATAGAAATAGTATAGATTTTATTATAGAATCAGTTGATGATCTAGCAGGAATATCATTAGGAGATATATATTATAATGGTAGCTATATGGCTGGTAGTATACCAGTATTTTACTTTATAACTAATAGTGGTTATTTATGCTATGTAGAATATATAGCTTCAACTGATAAGGTAATTTTTAATAAATATAAAGATAAAGGATTTGATGTTGGTAGTTTATCATTCTCTGTTAATGGTGAACGATACTATTCATATAAAAAAAATTGGGTATCTATTGGTAGTGATTTCTCTACTATGGAAGATTGTACTTATTATATAGAAAATGAAATAAAAACTGATTTAAGAAATGAAGATAAAAAGAATGTTAAATATGCACAATATAATACTAATGAATTTATATACACAGTAGGTACTAAAGTAAATAAATGTGTATATAATGAAGTTATTTATGTAGCAGGTAGTTACAGTACTAAAGGTATATATTATAGTACAGATGGTAAAACATGGAGTAAAAGTACTATTACTAATAATCTAAATTGTGATTTTAATTGTATAGATAATTATTCACCCAGAATGATAGCTGGTAGTGCTGGATATGGTATATATTATTCATATGATGGTATTACATGGAAAAAAGATGATGGTGCTGCTACAGCTACAATTTATTGTATTGATTTCTTTAAGGATGATATATTTTTAGGAGATATTGTTGTTGCTGGTAGTGATAATGGTATATATTATAATACTAATCTATTATCAAATGCTAGTTGGGTTCATGCTGATAACACATCGGGATATATTTATTCTATAGCACATATTACTGACCCAGGCACCCTCACCAATTATTATGTAGCAGGTGGTAGTAATGGTTTATACTATAGTGCTGATGGTGAAACATGGTCTAATAAAAGATCTGGTATTTTTTATTCTGTGTGTAGTAACAATAGTATGTTTGTAGCAGGCGGTTATATTACTGGTATAGTATATAGCACAAATGGTACTTCATGGACTAAATGTGATGATTTAGATGGTGCAATTGTTAATAATATATTTTATGCTAATAATATATGGTTAGCTAGTTTAAGATCATCTGTATACTATTCATCTGATGGTAAAAATTGGACAATTACTAATGTGGATACATGTTATTTTGAATCTGTAAAATATGCTAATAGCATATGGGTAGCAGGAAGTAATAGTGGTGGTTTATGGTATAGTACAGATGGTAAATCATGGACTAATAGCACGACTAATACTTCAGGTGAATTTAAAAGTGTATCCTATTCAAATAATATGTGGATAGCTAGTGAATCTAGTAATAGTAGTGGTTTATGGTATAGTACAGATGGTAAAACTTGGACTCAAAGTAGTCAATCGTCAGGTAATTTTTGTTCTACATGTTATACTAATAATATTCTAAGAATAGATCAAGATAAGAGTTTAGATCTTGATGGTCTTATTAATGAATATGATGAGTATATGACAGAACCATTTGGTGAAATTACTAATATAGAATATGATGAAGATGCTGGTTGTATATATATATATGATGTAAATGGTAACCTCTTTTATAAAGGGGGTGATCTAACTAATCAAGGTATTTTATCAAACTATGTATCACGAGCTTATCAAGACGATTTTATACCAACAGAATATGTTAATAATCCTCTATATACTACTAATAAATTCAATGCTGCTTCGATTTATTCTACTGGTATTATAAATACTTATGATGATGAATTTGTGGGTAATGGTATTACTCATGTAGATGCAGCATTATATTATTTTGATTTTAATACAATTGAACAACATTTTTATCTTTTCGATTCTGTATCTCGTACTTTTATGTATAATAAGTATAATAAGTTACAAAGACCTCATTCAGCTCAGTATAGTTTTATATTTGATTCTGTTACATTAGATGATGTTACTAATAACTATTTATATCTTAGAAATATGCCTGCTAGTATTGATATCTTTGCATATGATGGTTATGTTATAGTAGAAGAATTATCTATAATAAGTAGAAATAATCCTAACTTTAATATAACTTATAGAAATACTAATAATGAATTCTATAGACCATTACTTATAAATGGTACTAGTACTAATTGTATTATTATGTATGAAAAAGATAATGATGTAAAATACTTCTATAGTACTAGTACAGATGATAACTATATTAGTACAGATAATGATGAATTTGTATTTAAGATT